AATTCGTGCCCAGTTCGACGCTGGAAGTATCAATCTTGAACAGGCTCGACAGAGCATATTAAATAAAATGGCGTCGGATGTGACGCCTCTGGCGGGTAATCATATGGGCAGTTATGTCGGGAACGGCAATTTAGTCGGTGACTCTATCAAGGCGGCATTGTTAGGCCGTACTGGCATGAAAAAAGCAGAGCCAGATAATCGATATAGTGGATACACGCTGCGAGAGTTGGCACGGGCATCATTACAAGATCGTGGTATTTCCGGCATCCCAAGCAATCCATTGGCAATGGTTGGCATGGCCTTTACGCATACATCGAGTGACTTTGGCAGTATCTTGATGGATGTAGCGCATAACTCCATGCTGAAAGGTTGGGATGAGTCCTCAGAGACGTTCCCGCAATGGACAAAGAAAGGGACGCTAACCGACTTCAAAGCAGCTCACCGTTCTGGGCTTGATGGCTTTGCCAGTTTGCGTCAAGTTCGTGAGGGTGCCGAGTATAAATATGTCACGACCTCGGATCGTAGCGAACAGATCGCGCTAGCCACATATGGCGAATTGTTCAGCGTTACGCGCCAAGCCATCATTAACGACGATTTAAATGCTCTTTCGAATATTCCAATGGCGATGGGAGCCGCTGCACGCCGGACAATTGGCGATCTTGTTTATGCCGTGCTGACAGCTAATGTAAAGATGAGCGATAAAAATCCTTTATTCTGCGCCGACCATAAGAACCTGATTACTCATGCGCTGGATATTAGCGGGTTGAGCACTGCGCGTAAGGCTATGCGCTTACAACAAAATCCGTCTAATTCCGTGCTGAATATTCCACCTAAATTCTTGCTAGTACCCGTGGAGTTAGAAGATCGTGCGGAGCAGTTACTACGTTCTACATCTTTGCCGGATGCACTGAATAGCGGTGTTGCTAACCCATATAATAATGCGCTAACTCTGCTAACTGAGGCGCGGTTAGATGCTGCTGACACGGCGGCATGGTACATGTTGGCGGCTCAAGGCATGGATACCATAGAAGTGGCTTATCTTGATGGTGTAGATGCGCCATATTTGGAACAACAGCAGGGCTTCTCGGTTGATGGTGTGACATACAAAGTACGCATTGATGCAGGTGTCGCCCCTCTTGATTGGCGTGGTCTGGTGAAGTCTACGGGCAAGCCCGATTAGCAGGCTAGGCGATGGGTATGTATCCGTTTGGCGGTCTCTGTACCGCCTTTATTACGGGTCCTTTCTGGGATTTTGAACACCGAGGGGGCCACCACACGCGGGAAACGGCTAGTTTTTCGCATTTTATGCGTGCAGCAGCACTAGCCTAACACTTTAATAATTAATATTAAAATATCTTATTGCTGCAAAAGTAAACGAGCACTGAAAGGTAAATTATGCAGATTGAAAACATACAGGCCAGCGTAACGCAGATTGCCAGCTTATTGGGGATGAATCGTAATGTGGTGGCAAAGCGTTTAAAGGATTTAGCGCTGGTGGGCGGGAACGGTGAAAACCTCAAGTTATACCCGTTAGGGGAGGCGTTACGCGCCATCATATCGCCATCGTCAAAAGAAACAGGTGAGATGTCGCCGCAGGATAGAAAGGCGTGGTATCAGTCAGAAAACGAGAGAATAAAATTCGAGTTGGAGATCCGCCAGTTAATTCCTGTCGATGAAGTCATTAGAGAATACTCTTACATGGCCAAAGCCGTCGTGATGGTCTTAGATACTATGCCGGACATTCTTGAACGCGACTGTGCATTAACACCCGCAGCCGTTGGTCGCGTTCAGGAGGTTATCTATGATTTACGCGACCAAATGGCTGAAAAAGTATCTAATTCTGATAAAATATTTAGTAATAATGGAGACTGATTTATTCGAAAATAAAGTCACCACTTGGCCCTATTAATACTTTAACTATCTTTGCATTAGGATATTTTTTGGATAAGATTTTTATCTCTCCGCTCGGTTCTTTATGGTGAAAAGTATAATCACTAGTTAGTTTGTTTAATTCGTTAGGTCTTTTGGAAAATAAAACTCGCCATTCCTTCTCTTGTGACCACTCAGTTTTTTTTATATATGTTGATTTATCTACTAAGTATTCTATTCCTTTTTTTTGGGGGAGTACTAATAGTTCAGCCATGCCTTCAGGACTATAGTTCTTAGGCTTTTCATCTGTGTAGCATACTGGTTTTGCTAACATCCAAGGACTTTGTGTTTCTTCCTTACACAAAAACTCTAGAACTACTCCAGTATAACTTTCTGCGTAATGATTCCACATTGGAGTATTTTTATAGTCAGTTGTTAAACACAAAATTCTTAAGTTTTTTACTAACTTCCTCCAATGTTCTCTAAAATCGTCGATGATTAAATCAGCATTCTTACTTACGGGTGTATTCTCTATCATTCTTTCAAATGAGTTTATTATTCTCTCTGGAGCCCCGTTAGGATATTTGTTTTTTATCTCTTCAAATAATGGACGGAGTGCTTCGCTTACCTCATCGATTTTTAAGTCATTATTTTTTAATAAAAGAAACATGCTCTTAGCAATCGCAGAAGCAAGTTGCTCTTTTGATACATCAGGAAGAAATTCTCTCGGTACATCGAATGGATCGTTGAAAAGAATAGGGGAACTCCATCGAAGAGTTTGATTCTTCAAAATTATAGCTGCTGTATCAGCTGTTACGTATTTGAAAAAGCTTTTGTGATTATGTTGGCTCATTTTATTTTCCATCACAGGTCAGAACTACTTATATAAGGCTGTGTATAGCAATGTGTATTGCAACCTTATGTTTATAAAATTCCATAATAATAGAAATTACCAACATATCAACAAATTGCAAGTCTGTTGCTAGTTCATGATCCATAAGCCGTGGGGCGGCGTAATGGGCGATTCTGACGAAATTCGTGAATACGCCGAGTGGCTCGATCGTAATGAGTCACTGCTCTTATCCGCCTATGAACGTAAAACCGGCCTGAGCCGAGATGAGATTGCTGCCATGCTCAAAGAGGAAACGTGGCTCGATGGTGCGATGGCAATAGAAAAAGGCTTTGCGGATGTTCTCGAAGCTTCCCTTGACGCTGCGGCGTCAATCAATACGAATAAAATAAAGGAGTTCCACAATATGCCTCAGCAAGTTACGGCTTTGATCACACCTCGAGCCACTACGCCGAATCAAGCACCACAACCCGTGCCGCCTGCTGCACCAGTACCTGCGCCGGTGATCGATGCGTCCGTGGGTTCGACGGTAGATATTAACGCGTTGGCCAGTGCAATTGGTCAACAGATGGCAACGGCGAATACGGCGCGAGTGACCGCTGTAAATGCCGTGTTTGATGCGTTTCCTGCGTTTGCTGCACTAAAAGCAGAATGTGTTGGCGACCAAACCTGCAGCGCAGATGCAGCGCGTAATAAACTGTTGTCCGCGCTGGCTTCCGGTACTTCGCCGTTGGCGGGGCAGAATGCACACATCTATGCAGGCAACGGTAATCTGATCGGGGATTCGGTTCGCGCTTCTATTATGGCGCGTGCCGGTTACGGTGAAGCGCAGGCCGATAACGCCTACGCCGGTTTTACCCTGCGTGAGTTGGCGCGTGCATCCCTTGCCGATCGTGGCATTGGTCTAGCAGGGGTAGCACCGATGGCGATGGTGGGTATGGCCTTCACGCATACCAGCTCTGACTTTGGCAATATCTTGATGGATGTGGCCCATAAAGCGGCGCTGCTGGGCTGGGATGAAGCCGAAGAAACCTTTGACCGTTGGACCCGTAAAGGCACCTTGACCGACTTTAAAGTCTCTAACCGTGTGGGGCTCAACTCGCTGGCGGCGTTGCGTAAAGTGCGTGACGGTGCCGAATACAAATACATTACCGTCGGGGATAAAGGCGAACAAATTGCGCTGGCGACTTACGGTGAGCTGTTCTCACTGACGCGTCAAACCATCATTAACGATGATATGGATATGCTGACCCGCATTCCTGCGGCGATGGGTAGCGCAGCACGCGCCACCGTGGGGGACTTGGTGTATGCGGTGCTCACGTCTAACAGCAAGCTCAGTGATGGTAAACCTCTGTTTAGTGCTGACCATAACAACTTAGTTAGCGCGGCAATGGATATCGATGGACTCGATGCGGCACGTAAAGCGATGCGTCTGCAAAAATCCGGTGAGCGTGCGCTCAACATTCGCCCGGCTTACGTGCTGACGCCGGTGGCCTTGGAGTCTCGCGCTAATCAGTTGATTAAATCGGCGAGCGTGCCGGGGGCTGATGCTAACAGCGGTATCAATAACCCAATCCAGAACTTTGCCGAAGTGATTGCTGAACCGCGTTTGGATATTAATAACGAAAAAGAGTTCTATCTGACGGCGGCACAGGGGCGCGACACCATCGAGGTGGCGTATCTGGATGGCGTCGATGCGCCATACATTGAACAGCAGAACGGCTTTACCATTGATGGCGCGGCCTTTAAGGTGCGCATCGATGCGGGGGTCGCAGCGCTCGATCATCGTGGGCTGGTCAAGTCTACCGGCAGCAAATAAACCGTCTTAATCAGGCGGTTTTTTTATCTCTACGGGTGGCTGAGGTCGCCCGTTTTCATGGGTACGGGAGTAAGACAATGGCGAAGAATTATTATCAAGACGGCGCAACGATGGATTGGACAAACGGCACAGGCAAGGCGGTGCTATCCGGTCAGCCGGTGATTGTAGGCAGTGTCGTGGGGGTGGCATTAGGAAATATCCCCGTGGACGGGGAAGGTGTATTGAGAATGACCGGCGTTTTTGTGTTGCCGAAAGTGGCAGACGAAACGTGGCCGCGCGGTGCGGCGCTGTATATGACGCCGGAGGGCTTGCTGACGGCTAAGGCTGATGATGGTGCCAATCCTGCGGTGGCGCATGCGCGTGCGGGAACGGCATGGATCACCAACAACGCTGGGGATGAGGAGTCCCGCGTGCGGCTGGGCTTCTAATGAACCGATTTACTGAGCGGCTACAGCGTGCCGATAAGGTGGTGGATCGTACCTTTGCGGAAGATGTGCCGGTGGCATTGATGGTGGGGGCAGAACGTCGCCCCATTACCGCCATCTTTGAAAAACCAGACGCTTGCGCGGAAGTTTATGGCGGCGGAGAAATTCGCGATTTTGCCCCCGCGCTGAGTGCGTACACGGCGGATATTCAGGGATTGGCCAAGCGTCATGCGGTGACGGTCGGTACCGAACATTACTGGGTAACGCATATCGGCGCCGATGAAATGGGGCGTACACGTATCACCTTAGCGGTCGGGGAACCGGGTAAGCCGGTGGAAGATATCACACAGTGGAGTCGATGAGATGGCAAGAGACAGCCGGTTACGCCGTGACATGTTGGTGGATATCGATACCGCCGCACTCTGGAAAATTGCCGATGCCGCCGGTGCCACACACAAGCAGTACCGCAATGCTTATTCGCGTGCGTTGAAACGTACCGCGGTGACATTGCGTAAACAAGCGTTGGCCGATTTAAAAACCGGTCTGGCGCCACGGAGTTTGTCGCTGGTGCGTAAACGTCTGCTCTCTTTTCGTATTTCTCGCGGCGCGATGCTCGATGAGGCCAAGCTCTGGTTTGGGCTAAACGCCATCAAGGTTAAAGATCTGAAAGGCCGTGTTCGGGGGCGTATTCGTCCTCATCATGACCGCCGCGATCCGACGACCGGGCGCTATATTGCCGCGCGGCGGAAATCTACGGGCGAGGC